CCATCTACATCTCCATCTACATCTCCATCTCCATCTCCATCTCCATCACCGTCGCCGTCGCCGTCGCCGTCGCCGTCTCCATCTCCATCTACATCTCCATCTCCATCTCCATCTACATCTCCATCTCCATCTCCATCTCCATCTACATCTCCATCTCCATCACCGTCGCCGTCTCCATCTCCATCTCCATCTCCATCACCGTCGCCGTCATCAGCAGGATTAAACGTAGGAAACCCGTCGATTAGTACATTTCGCAGCCAATCTAGGAAGTCTGGGCCTAGATTTTTGTCAATATTTCCATGCTCATACTCATACAACTCCCCCTGAGTTATCCTTCCGTCGTTGTTAGAGTCTATGGCATCAAAGCTCCCACCGAGGTATCCATCGGGGTTAGCAGCGTTAAAATCTCCTTTACTGCTGTACACGCCCTCTTGCATGCCTGATGATATTTCTGCTTGCCTTAATCGTTCCGCTTCAGCTGCTCGCCTTAATCGTTCCGCTTCAGCTGCTTGCCTTAATCGTTCCGCTTCAGCTGCTGCTGCTTGCCTTAATCGTTCCGCTTCAGCTTCTGCTGCTAGTCGTCGAGCTTCTACTGCGTCTAGCAGGGCTTGTCTTTTTTTGTCCTCGTCTTCTTCAGAACTGTCGGCGTAACCTAGCCCTACCCCTATACCCCCTATAGTGCCTGATCCAAGAGCGCTACCCGCATCACCCAAATTTACGCCCGAACCCCAAATATCCCCCCACTCATTAGCAGTGTTAGATATAGTTCCGCTATTGTTTTGTAGTTGAGTACTTGATGACGAAGGATTACCAGCCCCTCCAGTAGATGTAGGCGTTACGTTCATTTGATTAAGCTGGTAGGCAGAACCTGCTAAAGCAAGCCAGTCACTTGCGTGTAGTGTGTCGCCATTAATTGCTCTAGCAGTTGATATAAACCCTTCAGAAAGACCGCCAGTAGCGTAAGCAAGAACCGCTCTTAGCATAGGATTTAGCCCAGCAAAAAGACCTTCTGGGGGCGCATAAACTGTAGAATAAGAACCTGCTGGCCCTAGCGCCTCATAAGAACCTAATGACTTATAGTCGTCACCTAAAGTTTTACGCAAAGAATCTTCTGAAAAACCCGTAGTAAAATAAAGTGTCTGGCCGTTTACTTCTATAGAAGGCGGTATGTTATTCTTTAAAAGATACTGAGACACTCTATCTGAAGTAGCTTGCCCTGCTGGCCCTTTAACGCCACTAAAACCTGCTCTAGCAAAATCGCCCGGATCGTAGTTATTGTAGTTATAAACATCTTGAGTTTGCGCTACCTGCCCTTCAACTTCATCAAAAAAAGAAATGTAGCTATTAAATGCTTCATCGGGAGTTTCGTAAGTAGGGGGTGCGCCGTAGTTTTGTGAACTTACGCCACCAGTAAAAGTAGTAGGAGTATAGGCCGACGCGTCTTCTGCTGCTGCTGCTGCTGCTGCTGCTTTGTCTGCTGCTGCTTGATCCGCCGCTGCTTGTATCGCTGCACTGTACCCACGTGCCTCTTCATCCATTGCGGATCGCAAATCCCCCGCAGACAAACCTGCGGCAGCAGCTTCTGCTTGTGCTCTAGCCTGTGCTTCTGCTTCTGCTTGCCCTATAGCCTGTGCTTCTGCTTGTGCTTGTGCTCTAGCCTGTGCTTCTGCTTCTGCTTGCCCTATAGCCTGCGCTTCTGCTTCTGCTTCTGCTTGTGCTCTAGCCTGTGCTTCTGCTTGTGCTCTAGCCTGTGCTTCTGCTTGTGCTTGTCCTATAGCCTGTGCTTCTGCTTGTGCTTGTCCTATAGCCTGTGCTTCTGCTTGTGCTCTAGCCTGTGCTTCTGCTTGTGCTCTAGCCTGTGCTTCTGCTTGTGCTCTAGCCTGTGCTTCTGCTTCTGCCTGTGCTCTAGCCTGTGCTTCTGCTTCCGCTTGTGATCTAGCCTGTGCTTCTGCTTCCGCTTGTGATCTAGCCTGTGCTTCTGCTTGTGCTCTAGCCTGTGCCGGTGCTTCTGCTTCCGCTTGTGCTCTAGCCTGTGCGGCTGCTTGTGCTCTAGCCTTCGCTTCTGCGCGTGCTTCCGCTAATAAATTAATTTCCTCTTGGCGTCCCGCACCAGCGGATGACCTTTCGTTTGACCTACCTCTACCCCGGTTAATCGCCATTATGTAATCTCTAGTATGCTTGCTACCACATGTAGTCTATTTGCAGTAGCTGCGGTTACTTTTAATATCTCTCCCGTCTGCACTACCAACGGAGCGGTCAATAACTCTACTGTAGCGTTAGCGCCAACGGGTTTAACATTAAATAGGCTGTGTACAGTAGAACCGTTAGTTATGGTTACCGTTATAGTGTCGGCGTTGCCAGAGTCTTCTGATACTAATATGGATTTAACTATACCCGTAGTCAAAATTGCACAGGTATATAACGTAGTTACACTAGTTCCAGTTAGATCGACCTTCGCGTTTATATATGTATTTGCCATTAGCTTATAAACCAACTCGTAGCTTCAGATTGGAGCACCAGTGTATCATTTCTTAGTGCTTGGTCTAACTGATTAAAGTACAAACGTAGAGAGTTATTAAACTTCTCAAACGCTAGTTTACTATACTCATCAGGGGGGCTAGGCAATAAGGGAGCAACAAACTCTACTCCGTAGTCTGTAAAATCTACCGACATTACCTTCTCCCGTCTGGACGCATATCAATACGAGGTGAGCCTAACTGCCATGTTACTCCTACAGCGGTAGATTCTACCTTAAAGCTAACCTGTCTACCTCTCACACGCAGGTATATCTGCTCAGTAAACTTCTCTACGGGTGAGGCGGCTGTCCTAATTACTGAACCACCACTGTTACCACTTTCAGATAGGGGATCGTTAAACCCAGAACCAGAGTTTTGTAGTGCGGATAGAGACATGTTTACCACAGGAGAGTCTGCCGTAGACCCCTCAAAGGTTATGTCCGGTACCATCCGAGACACTAGCATGAATTTGTCTCCCTCATCCAGATCAAACTGTGCAGAGGTTATAGAGGCTACTATTGGCACTGTGGTGCCTGTTTCGGCGTCGTCTAGCCCTACCTCATGTTGTACTAAGTTATGACTGTTAGTAGCGGCTACAGGAAAGGCTCCTATGCCAGAGTCTAACCAAGCTGTACGCGTTAAGTTACCGTAGTACCATATTTTCTGTACGTAGTTGTACACAACGTACCTGTCATTTTCGTTGCTACCAGAGGAGGGGTAGAACCACCATATCTCATCAAACCCTTCGTTGGTGCTACCAAATACCTGTTCTATATTGGCTCTGTTTATATTGCTAAATACGTACCGTTTTACATCGCAAGGGAGTACTTTTACCCCTCCGTCATACATGTAGAACTTGTCTTTACCAAACCAGTAGGCCACGTTATCTGCTACAGCTACACTGTTCTGAGACATTATAGAAGAGTTCTCGCCCACAAGCTGCGCTGCCCATACCACAGGTGCGCCTACGTACTGTAACGAGTACACAGAGAAATCAGTCCACACTAGCAGTTCTTGCCTAGTCTGCTCTGCGGCTACTATTTCGGAGCCTCTAGATAGTCTTAGATCACCCGCTTGAGTAGTTGCGGTAGGCGTCCAGTTAGTAGCGTCTTCTTGGTCAGACCATCTAATTAACATAGGGTCTTGTACGTTAGTACCTAACGGGTTTGCACCAAAACAAAACACAAACCTATTAATGTCTGATACAAGTATTATGTTCTGTGCTGTAGGCACATTAGATGCCCCCGACTCTGCGCTAAGTAACGTAGCAGGATTATCTAAAGGAGTGTTAGCAGAAGCATCCCAGAAAAACACAGGGCTACCCCTGTGTCCAAGTATTAAATCTTCTCCAAAGTTACCTTGGCTCCATATACGAAGGCTTTCTGTACTAGCTCCGCCGTTACCCCATGTACTTTCGCCCCATGCACCTGCACTCCAGCCCCGTAATGGGGTTTCTAATTCTGACCCAGAATTTATTTGGTAGACAGCAGTAACCGTGCCTCCACCTGTAGCTGCGGAGCTTGCGGATGAAGGTGATACAATAGTATATGTGTTACCTGTAGTGTACGTTATTTGGAACTCACCATTTAAAGTAAGTCCTCCTACCGCAGAAGCGTTAGAGAAAGTAACAAAGTCTCCATTTTTGTATCCCCCATTAGCGTCGGTAACAGTTACTATTGTTGGGCTACCCGAAGATGTGGCAAACGGGTTAGTAAGCGTGACAGTGGCGCGTATAGGAGTAATATCGTAGTACGCTCCTCCGGTTTCAAGGTAGTATTTAAGGTTTGTACCTACACTTGTCAGAGTAAGGTTAACAAGAGTCACCCACGAGTGTAACGAACGACAAACACCTTGGAAAGTAGACGTAGATATACGCTGCCACCCACCTATTTTCTCAGGCATACCTTGCCTGAACCTTACCTTATCGCTTTCATACCAACCGCCTTCACTAGTATATCTAGTGTTTTCGCGGTTAACTCCTGCTTTTAACTGTAATTTCTTTAGTGGCATATCACACCTGTAAGTGTTTTAGTAGCACCATACCACTGGAGTAGTCTCTCTAGTGTCTACATGAATAAAGGTTTTAGCTACGCCTATACCATTAAAGCCCATTGATTGCGCGTACTTAATGATAGCATATGCTTGGTTTCCATTGGAGATTTTGATGTCACAGGCAATCCCCCGTGCATGAGTGCCCGGATTTTTTTTGGCTGCCTCTATGCTATGGGTCTTGTCCCTGTAACCACTAGTAATGTGAAACGGGAAGCCGCAGACATGCCGTAGTTCATCTAGCTTTTCTAGGAAGTCGTTGCACATCTCATTGTTGCCCGTCTCTTGGCAATCAAAGTCTGCTCGGCTGAAGTACCTCATTTTTCTCTCTGAACGCCTTTGGTCTTCTCCACAGTACGCATAGCGCCTAGACCTAGCATACCCATCAGCACAGTAGTAAGCAGGGAGCTATCGACAGGTGGAACTGTGTACCAGATGCCAAGAATAGGAGATAGGATAGTAGAGTACATTAGAGCAAATCCGCAAATCCAGCCAATAGCAGGTCGCCAGCCAGCAACAAACATGTTCTTGTGTGCAGCCTCAACCTTGTTAACTTCTAACTGGCCCTTGGCTAACTCTTGAGCATGGCGCTCTGCCATCGTGCTAATTTCGTGAGACAACTTAGCCTTAACATCTTTGTCTAGAATGAATTTATCTAGTAAGTTAGAAACTGGGCCGATCAATTGAGCTAACATATTATTGTATCCATTTTGTAAGGGCAAATAGGCCGATAAGCATGGGGTATATTCCCCACAACATGTTCTCTAAGCGGTCAAACCTTTTACTACCATCGGTTAGCCTACGTTCTATATTCTCATAACGAACCAAACATTCTTTCTCGTGAGATGCTTGTTTGGCGCTAATCTCTTTCATGGTAGTCATTTACTTTCCTACATATGTTATAAAAAATAAAAGGCCAATTAGTAGTACAACGCCTAACCCTTTCCAGTCATCAGGATTTTTAGGGTCAAAGTTACTCATATTACCCCAAAGTAGTATAAAGCTCCAAAGGCTATTGACGCTAGTAAAGACCAGAAAAACACACCCTCAACAATAGAAGACAGGGCTTGTTTTTTCTTGGCTATAGCCTTTTTTTCTTTGGCGATCTTAGTCTTATACTCCATTAACGACTTATGCTGTATAGACAACATATCGCGCCACACTTCTCGTGGAGTAATTTTTTTTAATTCTTTTTCGCGTTCGCGGATTTCGTTCTTGGCCCATGCAAGTTCTAGGGCTTCTTGTTGTGAAAGAACATGCGTACCTTCCTTGGCTTCATGTTCAATCTTCTCTACTGCCTGTTTACTTTCGGTCAGTGTAGAAAAAATACCAGCTATGTCGGACAAGTGATTACCGGACTCTTTAACAGTTTTAATTCCTGCATTAAGAGTCTTTAAAGCACCCACCACCATAGTGATTTCAACAATCATTTACGCGACCTCTAGCCATGAAGTGGTATCTTCATCCCAGTTGTATTGGTTGCCGTCATCTGGATAGGCTGTTGGAGCCTCCCAAATGCAGGTGCTGTCGTTTAGTGTCCAGCTTGCGTAAAGCGATTGCGGGTAAAAAGCGTTTCTCGTTGAATCATAATTATGCCCAACACCCGCAAAATTCTTCCGCAGTGCTGTGCCACCATCAGGCTCTCCATCCTGCCCATAATGAATACCGCCGCGAGTGTTATAAGACGTTTGAATCCAATCCGCGCCCAGAGTATCAATAAAGTCTTGTTCTGCAACAATGACCTGCACGACAAGACCGTCTATTATTTTAGCAAAATGTGCCATGTGGCCTCCAATTTAAGATGACAAGGCAAAAGTGCCAGAAGAAGTAAAGTAGTGGTATGTGTAACCACCAGCCGTAGATACAGTTCCACCAGTAGCTGAACCATCTAGCTCACTTGTAACGTAGCGTATAATTATTGCTCCCGCACCTCCCGCTGCCCCATTTGGATTTCCACCACCGTTATCGTTTGTGCCAGCGCCTCCGCCATGTCCACCGGCAGGACCGGCAACTGGGGAAGCAAGATTACTTCCGTCTTTATTTACTCCGCCTGACCCCTTATCGCTTGCAACACCCGAAGAGGGTGTGGTGCTTATATTATTACTACCTATAAAAGTACCTTGCGCCCCTCCACCTCCGTGACCGAATTGATTGTACGTTCCGAAGTTTAAGCCTTTCCAGTTTGTCCCTTCGCCACCATCGCCGCCCGCAGTAGCGGAGCCGTTGGCACCATCGCCAGTGGCACCACCACCACCGCCACCCGTGGCGAGATATACTGGTTCACCCTGACCACCTGAATCGCCGCCATCGCCGCCGAGAGAGCCTGTTCCTCCAGAATATACCGCTCCACTTATCATATTTCCTCCGGCTCCACCACCAACGTAACCGTTTGCGTCTTGATTTTGATAAGCGCCACCCTTACCACCGCGACCGTATAACGTTCCTATACCAGAGCCTGCAATACTTGAATCACCACCAACTGTGCGGCTTGCGCCACCCGCTCCAATGGTTACAGTGTAATTATTGTCATACTTAACTATTTCGCCATCAAACGAAGTAACGGCACCACCACCACCACCGCCGCCGACATTGAACCCGCCACCGCCACCGGCACCTGCCCCCATTATATCGACCTCTAAAGTCGCTCCCCTAGAGGGGAAAGAACCAAAGCCGTTTACGTTATAACCAAAACCTGTCATCAGTTACCCCTTATGCGTCATTCGCAGCGTCAGTGGTGAAGAACAGCTTGATGCCTAACAAACGCGCAGCGCCCGATTGGTTGTCTGCTGAAACATCTCTAGCAATCTGAAAGATGGTCAGAGTATCAGCCGCCGCTCCAGCAATGGTTACATTTCCGCTTACTGCCGCTACATCTATGTCGTTAGACGTTCCAGAGTGAGCTTTAGCTGTAGCTACCACTTGAGTTCCAAAAGCTGTGTTTAGGTCTGCACTATCTGCAAAACTTCTGCCTGCCAAGCCCCAAGCTACCGTACCAGTGTTGGTTCCTGTGACAGTAAAGAAGGCTTGGAAAGTAACAGTACCCTCGTTCCAACTTTTAGGAAATATAACCTGAAACTGAGCGAAGTCATCTGCCGCCGCCGCAAAGTCTAAACACTTTAGTTCTGGGCCGTTGGATAGTTCTACTTGCGTTAGGTCTGAACAGCCGTTAGTTGTCTCTGGGTACATACCTGCCGCTGGAACATAGATAGTTTCAAGACCTGCAACTTTAATATTGTTTGCTACTTTATCTGCTGTAACAGCATCATTAGCTATATCACCTGTAGCAATAG